GGTCTCCAGTTTCTCTGTAACCAAGACTCACCTTGAGCTTCTGCTGTGATTATTTGTATAGCACCTTGTAATTCTGCATTATCTTTTTTCATTGCTTCAAGAATAACGTTTGCTTTTAGTTTCTCAGCCATATCTTTATCAGGTACAGCCTTGTCTATTGCTTTACCAATTAAGCCTGCTATTAATGGTGCTAATGTTGCTAACATAATAATCTCAAATAAAACTAAATATAATTGCCAATACAACCAGTATTAAAACAGTTCCTATAAAACATTTTTCCCAATAGTACATAAATCACCAATTAATTGCCTGTACTTCTGTAATAGTAGTCGCATTATCAACTTGTGTTAGCAGGTATTGTTTCTTACCAATCAAATTGCCTATTGCTGTATCACGGGCAGCCTTTTTGCTCAAAATATAATTTGCCGCAACCGTTTTTGTAACATTATTCTGTGTTGCTAATGCTTCTAATAATGGAACATCTGCTCCACTATCTGCCAAATATTCTATTGCTTGTAATTCTTGTTTATGCCATGAAATAACTTCAAGCCAGCTATAGTTTTCTATGGCACTATCTACAGCTTCATTATACTTCTGTAATATCTGTTTGCTTTTTACTTCTTTGGCTCTTAAAAGACTTTCTGCTATTACAATAGTATATGGATGTTCTACTAGAGCAACTCCTATATATGGAGTCTCTAATGTAAGCTTATTAATATCATCAATGCTAGCAACAACATAAGAACTTCCGCTTAAATAAATAACATCACCTTCTCTTATATACGTTAGCCATCTTGTCCTATGTCCTTGAACTTGAGTAGAACCATTTGCAACGCTAACTTTGCCAGCTCTGTATTCGTACATAACTAACCTTCTATTGCCATATAATTTAATGAACCTGTTGATAATGCCGAAGAAGAAGATAATGTCCAATCAATACTAGATAATTCATAAAAATTAACAGGTGTTATAGAATTTACAGTTGGCTTCTTCAAATAAATTGTAGCTTTAGCTTGATATACTGCTATACGCACATCATCAGCAGTAGCACCACCTAAACTACACGTAGAATATGAATCATGCGCTCTATCTTGTAGCTGTTGCACATTGTTCGCATAAATGTAGTATCTGTTATACAATGTTGATGAAACTGTTTTACTAACTGTACTATGATTAGCCAAGCGATAGCTATACACGTGCTCAAGTGGAAATGCACTACTGGAATCACTGCACAACAAAGACGATGTAGTGAAATATTTAGTGCCATTTGGGTCAGTAAGCTTAAGTGCGTTGCCACTAACAGTGCCATTTGCTCTAACACCCATATTGCTATTACCCCAACGCCATTCATACTTAACTTGATAAATTGACCATCCTGATGGTGTTGAATAAGTAGGTAAAGTTACAGTTACATTTTTAGGACTGTTCGTGCCTATCGCACCTGTGTCCAGATCATACGTTGAACTAACTAAACCAGTAACATCAGTATCATATTCGTAATTTATAGAACCAGATGTAAACGTAGGATCACTTGTCAAATTAGCTGCTTTAAATTCAACTTTATAATCAAATGAATTGCTAGTTGGTGGTGTAATCTCGATATCATCTTCAATAATGTTATCTATATTAGCACCAGGCTCGACTTCCTGCCAAGCAGTTTGATATTCTGTAGTAGTAGTTTTATCAGTGTATACAACTCTCCAAGATACTTTTCTATAATACCAAATATTAGTTGTAGCCCCAGTTCCTTTTTTAGAGCTAACATTTACAGTTATTATAGCAGATGCAGTATTTTCAGGCCATGTATAGGTGCTAGTTGTCCAAGTATTATCATCACTTCTTGTAGAAGAATCATTATGATTTACATTACCTATGCTACTAGATAAAATTAATTCAGCAACTGCATCGAATTCATAAATTCCAGAACCTACCGATGTCTCTGCTAACGAATCTGCTCTTATTTGCCACGCCTGTGATTGGCCGCCAGTATCTTTATCGTAACTTTCTATCTGATTCGGGCTAACAATGATCTTTGGTTGCGACTTCCAATAACCAGGTAATGTAACAGTATCACCGGAATCAGCAGTTCCATAAACAACTTTCTTTACGCTTTTATATTCTTCATAACTCGATGTATTTGAATTATATCTTTGGAAAACTAAATCACCATCAGTTAATATGGCATAATCACGGTTACTTTCAGTATCGTCTCCATCATAAATAACAATGGCTCCATCACCATCGATAGTAACAGCACCATTCCCAAGGGAAATACTTTCAGTGGCTGCTAACTCACCAGTTGTAATTTGGGAAGCAGATAATGTACCTTCGATAATAGTGTCAGCAGATATACCAACATAGTTTGTACCGCCAACATTCGCAATAATCAGCGGGAATTCTTCTGAGCCATCTACGCGAACTGCAAATTTAGTAGTATCTAAAATTAAAGCATCTGAATCTGTTTCAGCTAATTCTTCATTAAGCATATCCAGAATGTCTTCTGGTAAATCAGGTATTAGAGATATTGTAGCGCTATACTCGGCTGTGTAGGTTAAACTGTCTTTACCAAATTCATCATATGCCGCCAAACGTAAATAATATATAGTGCCAACAATTAGGTCTGGTATAGTTATAATTCTGTCTTTACCTTCGTAGACAACATTACCATCACCAGGAGTAAACCCTGTTGTTTCTGCCATACAAACTCTAACACCAGCAAAATCAGTATCAGCCACAGCATCGTAATCAATGATAATAGATTTATAGCCTGTGTAAATCCCAACTCCAGTTAATACACTTGGAGATGAATTACTAACTGCCAAATCAGCAGAACTTTCACTTTGGCCAGAGTCATTAATGCCGTAAACTTTGAACGTTAGAGCACGCCATGGCCCACCATCCTTAACAGCATCTTCACTTCTATATGTGTAAGTCAGCAAAGCAGTCGTTACAGTTCTGCGTAAAGTAGAGTCAGCATAAACTTCTATCTTATAACTATGTGCTCTTGCGGCTCCACTCCATTCTATTGTTGCCTGTGTTCCTGTAAATGTTTCTGCCAACGCTAAATCTTGTACCAATCCAGGAATTGGTAATAATCTTGCATCAATAGATGTAGAAATCCAATCACCTGTAACTAACCCAACACCTGCTACTCTTACATAAATTAAGCCAGCAGGAACAACCAAAGAATAGTTATTAGAAACAGTTTCACCTGCTCTTGTCCATTCAAGATTGTTTAAGCCCCATTCAATAATATAGCTATCAGCTTCTACAGCAGGTGTCCAAGATAACCCTAATATTGGCTTATCTGGTGTGCCTCCAGTAGTAACATTTAAAGACGCTATAACAGGCTTGACTATAGGCGCTGGTAAATCAAAAACTTCATCTTCACTAGGTACACTACCACCGTCGGCAGTATGAACTGATGCTTCTTCGTTAACAACATTTAACTCTATAAGGTTTGTACCTTTAGGCTTAATTGGTGGTATAACTCTGCATACTTGATAAAACTCTGTCGCTATACCAAAAGCATAATGTGTTCTTTCATAATCATGCCCTACATTAATAGTAATGGTAACATCTGCTTTTAACACTGTTAATATAGTCTTATCTGTAGCATCAACCGTTGCCTCTATGGCGGTTGTAGGAGACCCATCCTTGTCTCTTAATATTATGTAATGTTGACCTGTACCTTCTGTTACAGGCTCACTTAAAGTAAGTTTCCAATAATTAGTAGCATAAGTTTCATACGCAATTATCTCACCGCTTTGCCCCCAATCAGGCATATCATGAGCTACCGCTACCAAATCACCAATAGTAGGTATATGTCCTTCTAGCTCTGTTGTAAACGATGTTATAATTCTTCTATACTTACTAGCAGTAACGTGATACATACCTTCTCTGTATGCATGATCACGAGTAGTAACGCCAAATAATTTTATATTGGCAACATTAGTAGAATTACCAACATCTAATTCACACATAACAGTTTTTGGCTTTAAAGTATTCGCATCCCAATACTCTACTTCTAAAGCATCTGCTGTATCTTCACTAGGCAAGATATAAGTAGAACTAAATGTACCTTTTACAATATTTCTCATAGAGAATAATGCAGTTGGAACAGTCTGAGCCTTATCTCTTATGAAGTAAATACTACCACCTTGTATAACAGGAAATGCTCTCACTGATTTACAAATTAATTGTAATGCTTCCCAAAATGTAATTTGGTTATCTATAACGCCATTAAATTCATCATTATAGGTAAAGCCTGAATTTCTAGTATCTAATTCAGTCTGTAATGCTTCAAGGCTTAATAAACTAAAGTGAGATTCACCGACTATTTCCTTACAAATATATGCTAGTATCCAAGCAGGAGCAGATGTACCTACTTTAGAAGCAGACCATCCTGTTGTGCTATTCCAAGTATTAAGTTTTCTTGTTACACTAACATTTATCCTTTTACTTGATGTAGATGAAAGGTTATTTGTAGCCCTCATTCTAACGGCTAATGTAGTCGCATTATCATAGCTTGTAACACCAGGATTATATGCTTTTAATGCAGTCCAAGTAACATCGTTACCATATCTGCTAGATGTTTGTTTAGTGCTAGTTCTTGTCCCACGTACTTCATAACGTCCAAGAGTTACTGATGTTCTGTATGTTCTTCTTATTGGGGTAGCATTGGCATCTCCAACAGTAGTATTGACTAACGTTGTCCAAGAACCAATAGGAGTACCAGAATCATCAATTTCTCTGTACTCAAATAAAACACTAACATTTACACCATCTAAACCACCTTCATCATTGGCATAAAATAAACCTTTAGGGAACACAATATCGACAGCTAAATAATTAACATCAGTTCCTGATGCATTTGCTGTAAATGGTCCAACATATTGGCTTTGTAATAATTCCTGTCCTGATACTTCAGAGCTTGTTTCAACGTTAGTTGGAAATAATGTTACATTATCTCCAGGCTCGTAGATTTCGTAATCGACTTCTTCAAAATTAGCAATCGCGGTATCTTCAATTTTTACATCATTAATAGTGTATTCACCTACACCGATTGCAAATAATTGATAAAGGTATTGTTCATTGCCATTGTATTCAGTATAAGGTGTAGCGGCAAAGTCTGGATAAATTCTATGAGTTCCAAATATTTCAGGAATAGCAGAACCAAGTCTTGCTACATTACCTTGTGCCTGTAGACTGTACACTGTAGAACCTTGTGTACTAGCCATAGCCTGAGTTGATGGCGGTTTTGGTGGCGGTATTAAAGCACCTATCAATGCCATTCCACCAATCATAATTGCCGCTTGAGTTAAACCATATGCTATAGCAGTGGCTGAACCTGCGGCGGCCGCGGCACCGCCAGGGACAAGATAACCTGCCATAGCAGGGGCAAAGGCAACTAACGCTATTGTAGCTATGATTTGTAATGGATTAGAGCCACCGTCACCGCCTTCTGGTAACGTTACAAATACTATGCTTTCAAAATTACCAATAGCTTTGGAATAATTCTCTTTTAATAATCCTTGATCACCATTTACTATACATACAGTTGGCCTAGTGAAAGTAAGTTTATTTCTGGCTAAGAAATCATCTACAGACATTTTCTCATCGGCAAAATAAACTTTTTTATCGTGCGGATTAAATGGATTAAGAGCGTGAACAATGTTCATAGTATTCTATGCGCCCCCATCCTGATAATTTTAGTCTACTTAATTCTGTGAAAACAACGCCAGCACCTTTTACACAATGTAAAACACCGCCATTGTCTACATCTAACCATACACCAACATGAGATGGGTATCTAGCATGAGCAAGCAGAACTGCACAACCGTCGTTAGGGACGTCAACTTTTCTCCAAACGTTAGTTGATTTACGTTCTTTTATTTTTCTTGCAACTTCTAACACATTAGTTGTATCGACATCGATAATAGGTAACTCTAAGTCGTAGAAATTCTTTTGAACAAACCGAAATAAGCCCCAGCAATCGAAACCTTCTAACGTATCTCCTCCTGATACGTAAGGCTTACCTATTAATTGTGTTGCAAAATGGCTCATCGCACTAATCCTGGAAAATTATCAGGTGTATAAATTTCTACTGGAAACAGCTTGTTTGATATATCGCCAAACGAAGCCGTAGCCGTTATCTTCAAAACATCTGCTTTAATAAACGTTATTACTAAATGCATTGGTGGGTCCATTTGTGGGCCATTTAAATAGCCGCTTCCATTAACATCAGAAGATAGAAATGGTCTATATGTAAGTTCTACCTGTTCGCTTGTTACAGCAGCAGCTTCAATTTGTTCTTGAATCTCTTGTGTTACATTATCAATCTTAATTTCCAATTCAGGCAAACCGCTATCTGTAACTTCAGGTAATTTTATTTCAAAAGTATACGGCGAAAAATTAACCAATTGACCACCATCTTCGGGTGCATCTGCTTCTAAATAACCCGACCATTGTCGGTTATCGTAAACAACTCTCAATGGTTGCGTAAATGCACTATGCCTAAATTCTAATGTATGCAATATTACAGTATCGGTTGGAGCTGAAGCATATGCTTCTTTTATTGCATCTGTTAAACTTGAATTAGGCATTTAATGGCCTCTCTTCAATTTCTAACTCAGCAGTTACATACCATAGATTATAACCGATATGCTTTGCCAACCATTTACCATTTTTAAATCTTGCCGTATAGTCTGTGCTTATACCTTGGCCATTTAATAGGCTAATGTTATCAAACCAATCATTGCCAAAGTTTAAATCTTCATCTAAGAATTTTTCAAATATTGCAAACTCAGAATCTTCAAATTGCCACTGAACCTTTACAGTAGAAGGAACCTGTGTAAATCTTCTTCTCTGCCTTGCAAATCCGCCTTCCATTTCAGTTCTGACAACAGAAGAATCTGGTGAAATAGAATATGGCATTCTTTCTGGCAAAGGTAACGTAGAAGGCCAATTAGCCATTATCTATAACTCCCAACAGCTCTATTTAAGCCATATGTGCCTTCTATTGCCTGAGATAATGGTCCATTACCCCTAGCAACATCGTTAGCAATTACATTACGAACTTCGTTTACGACTATATCGATAACAGTTGTACCATCACCGTTCTGCCTTTGTCCTACAACTTCTGCTTCAGCTCCAGAATTATTTTCAATATTGATATATACCTTTGCTCCCATTCCTTGAGCTTTCACACCTAAGTCGCCACTAGATGTTCTTTGTAGCGGCATTATAGCTTCCGTGCCAGCTTCTCCAGCAAGAGCTAAACCACCAGTTGCCATAGGGAATATAGTTGGCCTATCTATGAGCCCACCTTGAGCCATAGCAACTACACCATTATTAAAAGCCAAACCATGTTCACCTTTAGCATCTATGCCTAGCATTTTTCCAAAAGATGTTCCAGATAGCCCTGTAGATATTGCATTAAATATTGCCTGTTTAGCAATCATTGCGGCTATATCGGAAATTATACTACCAGCCATATCTTTAAACGAACGTTTGCCTTCAAATGCTAGGTTAACAAATCCATCGGTTAAACGTTTAACACCGCTTAACATAGTTGCACCAAAGGTTTCACCTTCTCTTTCCATAGATACTAATGCTTCGCCAGTATCGCCTATAGTGCCTGTTAAGTTTTCAAGTGCCCGAGCATGTAACTCTGCAGATATAACACCATTCATCATAGCTTCATCTAACACATAAACCTTATCAGGCAATGTATCCATTTCAGCTTGCATTTCTTTTAAACTTTTCAGGTAATCATCATATTTACCCTTAACAGGTTTTGCAGTAGGTTTATTTCCACCGCCTGCTTTATTAAGTTTTTCTAATTCTGTTGTAACTTTGGCAATCGCCTCGCCCTGCTTCTGTCTACCAATAATTTCTTCATTAATTTCAGTAGAAGTCATCTGTAGCAATTCAATCTGAGCTTTTTCAGATGCTTTTAATTCATCAAGCTCAGTTTTCATATCGTCAATAGACTCTCCAACTGTTTTAATTGAAGAGCCAAAATTTCTTATCTTTTCAGCTGAATTTTTTAAACTTGAAAAATCTTCATCGACAAAAGGAATATCTACACTTGCTAACGTTTCAAAAAGCTCTGCTATTTCTAATGTAAATGCACGGAAACCACTTAATAGGAAGGCTATCCCAACATTTGCAGTACCTTTCATTCCTGCAAACATTTTCTTAAAATGAAATTCTGCTTCAACCATACTTATTGCAAAATCTTCCATTAAGAATTGGCCAAATAATTGCATTTCTGTGACAATATCTGGAATAGAATTTACTGCTTCAGTCAAGCCTTGTACAAATTCTCTTATTGTAGGATTGAGCTGTTCTCCAAGAGATATTTGAACTTCTTCAATAGCAGAAGCTAAACGTTTCTTATCGCCTATTAAATTATCGGTGTTAACTCTTGCTTGTTCATACGCAACGGCAGTTCCTGCTACTCCTTCTTCTAACTTTTTAAGTAATGGAATTTCTTTCAGCAGAGCTTGAGCCGCATTAATAGTCTCGAGACCGAATAACTTTTTCATCTCGATTGCGTTTAATTCTCTTTCGTTGAGATTTTCTAAGGCTTCGGATAATCCTACAAGTGAAGGATTCAATCCATCATCGCCTGCTGTTTGTAACTTAAGTATGATATTACGAAGATTTGTACCGGCTTGTTCACCTTTTATAGCCGCCTTACCTAATACTTCTAACGCCGCTACTGTGGTTTCAAAACTAACGCCTGCACCGGATGCTGTCACACCTGCATATTTCATGGACGCGGCTAAATCGGTGATTTCAGATGCGCCTAATTTAGAACCTGCCGCTAATACATTGATATAGCGAGATGCTTCACTAGCATCTGCGCTGAATTGATTTAATGAACTTGTTAAGGCGTTAGCCGCTTCCGGTAAAGTAATACCAGCGGCTTCTGCCAATGTTACCGCTTCCTTGGTAACAGAAGCTAAAGCTTCTGCATTTTCAAGCAATTCAGGCTTGCCTGAAGCAATAAGTTTAAAAGCCTGCGCTGATTGGGTCGCCGATAAAGTAGTCGCCGCGCCTAACTCTCTTGCTTTGTTGGCTAGATAATCTAAATCCTTTCCTGTCGCACCTGTAATTGCAGATAAATTTGAAACCGCATTTTCAAACTCAGCCGCTTTATCGCTTGATCCTTTAAGGATAGCGCCAAACGATAAGCCTGTAATACCTACCATGGCGCCTTTTAATAAGCCAAATGATTGACTTAATTGTTTAGCAGAACTTTTAGAACGTTTAGCCGAATCATCTACGCCATCGAGCACACGACGAAGGGCGTTAGCCTCTTTTTCTGCGTCTTTACCATCAATAGTGATAGTAATTACACCGTCGTAAGAATCAGATGTCATAGTGTTTCCTTTAATCTTTCGATTTTAGTTATAACGAGAATAAACTCATCTAACGAACCTATACGTCCTACGTTTTGCCAATACGTCACAATATCTGTTAGTGTTATACCGTTCTTACCAAACATTTTTAATGTTTCGTATGCCTGTATAAACCAAAGACATTCAACGTCTACTACCGGTTTAAAATCCAAAGGAGTTCTAAACCCACGGGATTGTCTGGCTTTATAATACTTTGAACTCTTTGCGTATTTTGTATGCCATTCAATCGCCGCTACTACTTTCCCGCTGTTTCTTCCTTGTGTTTCTTAACGAACAATTCAGCTTCACGAGATACATCTACAACAAATTTCCTACAGTCGGGGTCATTTATAAGTAAGTTTTTCGCATTCTCTACCGAATAAGCTATTTCATCGCCGTTAGGTAATTTAAACGTTTCCCAACCTACTAAAACAGTTCCTGCTAACGCTTCTGCTGTTAGTGCCACATCCTGTTCTACTGTAAACTCACCTGCATCAATTAAACGTTGAACAGGTTTAGTTAAACTTCTTAGCTTAGAAAGATACTCGTTAGTGTTACTTCTCGCTATTTCTAGCATCACACCCCTAAACGATTGCTTAACCGTGGGATTCGCATCGGTTATAAAAATTTTCATGTTTGCTCTCTTTTTAAATATTGCTCTGTTTTAGTGTAGTGTTGTGCCGATAAACACGTGGCAAAACAAGAGCGCAAAATCCACAACCAGCACAACCTCTTATAGCGTGCCTAATAAATAGACCCGTAATGTTCTTTGGTAAGTATCATGTACCTTACCAACACCAGACATTTCCATTGATACAAATTGATTGCCTTGTGCCGCACTTGGATCACTAAATGAAAGCTGAGCCGCGTACAAATGCACACCGTAACCTAAACCATTTGAATCGACACTAAATGTGGCAATTTCAATTGGTGTTTGAGCCAGCTTATTAGCCATTAGGCTAGTATTTGTGTCTGTCAATTCCATAGTAGCATTGACGTTAATAGTTGCTTCAAAGCCACGCTGGTTACAAGCGGCCACAGCACCAATTTTATTTGATGCCTGCATGTTGTTATTAATTTGTACTGTAAGGCTAGAGAAGCCGCATTCAGCTTCAGAACCATCTACAAGAACCAAGCCAACGTCACTAGAAGCATTCAATGTAACATTAGTAGAAGCAGCGTCAATAGTTCTACTATCTGTCATTTCAGTTGTAGGCAATGCGTCATATCCAGCACCTGCAAACGTAAATGTCATGCCCGCAAAGTCACCGTACTCAAATTTAAGTTCTGCTTGATTAATTCTCATTCCAGTATAGTCAATAAATTTGGAAGTTAAATCACCATATTTTCTTTCAATTGACCATGAACGCTGAGTAGTGCCAATGTCTAAATAAGCAGGTCTAGTGGCAACTTCGTCACCACCACCAGTTTCGTTAACCATATCTGCTCCACCAACATAGGTAATAACAGAAGAAGTTACAGCCGAAACAATAACAGTTGTATTATTTCCAGAAGTTGAAAAGCCAGATAACGTACAAAAATCACCGACACTGAATGTGGCGCTGGGGTCTTCTGTCGAAAATGTGAGAGTCTTTGCAGATGCATCAATAGTGATTGTATCGGCAGTCATAGCTGATGCGGCGTTAGTTGTATCGTGCATCGCTCCGCCTAAAAACTGATCGTTAATAGCGTCTCGAACCATTTCTTGCACAATATTACCGCCTACATTAAGGCCAACTACCTTTTGACCACTAGACTGTCTATCGTTACGAATTTCTGCAGACTTTTTGGTATTTGGTGTTCCATCTAATGTCTCACCAATAAATCGAACAGTTTTAAAATTACCTGTTCCTTCAACTGTATTATATTCAGTGGTTTCCTCTAGCGCATAGAGTGCCACCTCGTTACTTGAACTCATATGTTAATCCTCTTTTATTGAAGAGCCTATGCACTCTTACCTATTGTGTGTCGTAATGATAATTGACATACACGTTAATTTGGAACCACTGATCCTTATCGTTAGCTCCTATTCTAACAATATCAGGTAACCCTGTTACGATATTATCGAATCTTTTTAATTTAAAAATATCGGCTATAACTGTCGCTAGCCTATATGCTTCGTTTGTATCAGATAACGTATTAACAAAAACGTTAAATTGTAGCAATCCTGTTTCTCTGTAACACTTATTCCCTATCGAATAAGGTGTATTTGGCAATAAAGAATATCTAATCCAGGATTCTAAACCCAAGGAACTAAAGTAAATATTATCATATGCTATACTCGTATCGTTATATTCTGCTACTAATTTAGCCTTTACTTTTTCATCTATATAATTAAGACTCACGTTAGCGTATCCTCGACTGATTTTTTAGCGAGACGATACACACCCAAGCCCGGCCTGTTCGGAGACCCATGTTCGATAACTCCAGCGTACGGTACCGAGTTTGATACAGTGCTGCTTTGGTATCCGGTTTGTATCTTTGCAATCTGTGAGTTACCCGCATCTAAAGCCTCCTGAGCGGCTTGACTGCTATTACCTTCTTTATCGCCCGAACCTTCTCGCTTCGTATAAGAAGTTTCGTTAACCTTATGGTTCGATTTATAAGTACCTGTATCAACAGGGCTTCGTGTAACAACAGCTCGTAAAACCTTAAATACAACTTCTTTATGAGTTTTAAGAGCTAATTCGTCTACCATGGACATTGCCATCTTTGGAGAAAAAATTGCCATAACTCTTAACCTCTCACATGTAACAACCAAACAGTTCCTGTAGGGTCTTCACTTACATCTTTAATACCGTATTCAGCATCTTGTTTGTCAATACTTACCCTATCGCCTACCTTAGGTACAACGGCCACTTCGTTTTGTAGTAAAACCAATTGTCTATCGTGGGAAAGAATTAATCCATTTGAACGAATTATCTTTTCCATATCGTAGCTTTCAACAATACCACGTGTCTTGTATTTCGGTACATTCGTATTCGTCTCGTTTATCGAATGTATATAAATCGTTTTTACAGCATCTATTAACTGATTATCAAATGCCTTTTTAAGCAGAACTTGTGCTTTCGCTTTAATCATACTCGTACAAACTCTATGCTAACGTTTTCAGAGCAATCTGTTGTAGCTAGAAGTAATTTAATTTCTGAAAATGGGTCTTCTGGTTGTTCTGCATCGCTATATTTTTCAGAAATTGAAACAGGGCCAGCCTTAATGTCTATGGCCTCTACAGCACCGCCTAACGGCGTAAATAAAGTCTCTTTGATATATAAATCGGCTAGTAAGGATGTCGCTCTGATGATATCATCTTGCACAGGGGATGTGAAAGTACAGGTATATTTAGAGTCTATCCATTTAGAAGCAATGCTTAACGCCAACGTTTTATTCGCGTCGCTTGCTGATGTCCACTCTGACGAGTCAGTTAATATAGCATCTGCCTCGTCTATTGTAGCGTAGACAGTCACTATTTATCTCCAGCTTTGGAGATAAGTGAGTCGAAACTTTCGTCTGCAGGTTGTTTTTCCTGCTCCTTGTCGGCTATAAGGTGATCAGGTACAAGGCCTGCCACCTTATTAACTTCCCTATTAAATGTACTGCCATATTTGGCATTTACATAGACATATTTATCTGCTAACGCTTCGCACTCTTTACGTTCTTTTTCAGTAGGAACACAATCTGCGATAAAAAAATAATTCTTTGCAGTCATAGCAATATCCTAAAAAGGTAGTAGGCATCCAAAGGGATTGAAAATGCCTACTATAAAATTACCAAAGGAGTAGTAATTAGTCTGTTACAACCATAACACCAGCATTATCTTTAGTGCTAGATGCAATAGTATCCCAGTTGGTTGCAGTTGCTAATTCTGCATCAGTAGGAGAGGCTCCACCATTAGCCTTATCCCAAGCAAAACCTTTAACTCCAACGTTATAAGACCATTCTGATTGGATAGTACGCAGAATGTTTTCATCACCGTTAGAAGTTTCAGTGTTTTGAGTAAAGTCACTGTTTTGCTCTACAACAACGGCACCAGAAACAAGTCCAAGTGTTCTGTAATGTTGTGTAGTATCGGTGTAAGTTAAATCTGGCGCGTCTGTCATAATCAATGGACGACCAAAACCGTCAGAGATAACATTAATAGTACCAAACTCGAACAAAGTATTAGAGTTTGTAATTGCCGCACCGTACAAATCAAACATAGTTTTAGAGTGCATTACCCAGCATTGGATATCCTGAGAACGGTCACCCATTTTAGATGCACCAGTATTTAATGCGGCTAATGTTAACAGCCCAGTAGAGCCGTTAGAGATATCAGATACGAGACCAGCAATTCCAGAAGTGGCGGCCGCAGTTGACTTAATAGCAGTATTAAGCATATCAGCCATCATTTCTTCTGCTAATTGTTCACCATAAACAATACCAGCTTCATCAGGAGAACGTTGAATCCATTCAAACATACCAGGATCAATGTTAACAGGTGGCGTACCAGCCGCAACCTTAACAGAAGTCTTCAGCAAGTGTTCCATGGTCTTAGCAGTAACAGCACCAGAGCCATAAGCATCACGTCTACGAACTAAACCAGCGATTTTCTTCCAGTATGCTTCATCAGTGTAATCACCGACGTTAGCGGCTGAAGAAAGAACGATACCGCCACGAGTGGCTTGATTAAATAGTGCGATTTGTTGTGCAATTTTTTCAGACATGGACGAATACGTCCAGCGATTAAATCTTTCAAGATTTGAAAGTGCCATTTTTAGTTTCCTCTTATTAGCCAAGGAAACGAATTATATCCTTGACCTAAAAATCTTTTACAGGTTGTAGATACAATTCTAAGCACCGCTTGGAAAGGTTAATTAGGGCACCGCCCTAACTAAATTTTTGTGTATATCTAAATTGTACTAAATTACACACAAAAGTAAAGCATTATTTAGCGTTAGTAACTTACTGTTTTTACACAAGTTTTTACTAACGCTAACGTGTGCTATTAGTGTTAACTTAAGTGAGACGTTATTCTAAATCCGGATATTTCTGTTTTAATGCAGATTTTTTCTTCTGCATGTCAGATAAGCCTTCATTTTTACCTTTTCCATGCTCTTTTTCGCTTCCACCGCCCTGCCCACTACCAGCTTTCATGAACATAGCCATGCTTTCATCTTCTTTTAACTCTGAAATAAAATCAGCCACATCCATGGTAGCTCCATTTTTATCGACTACATAGGCTTCATCTTTATCGTTTAGCTTGATACGATCACGAATAAATTTTAAATCCATAACTTCTGGCTTAACATACACGTTCGCGGCAACTTCAGACTCGAGTTTACCAATCGTAAGTTTTTCAATTCTACTTTTCAAACCGCTAACTTCATCGTTATGAGCTTTTTCATATTCAGACTTTTGCCTATCTAATGCCTCTTGTTTTAAACGTTCAGCATCTTCAGTACGGCCTTCAAGTTCTGCCTTTTTAATTTCCCAAGCTTCAGCGTCTGCCTTTGCTTTATCAAGTTTCTTTTGCAACTTGACACGTTCAGCCTTTTCGTGTTCTTTGGCATTTTTTAAGGCTGTTGTATCTTCGCCACGTAAATTCTCATCAAGCTCAAATTTACCGTCTTTTTCAGTATAAAAGATATGGTACTTTTCGTCGATGTTTTCCAATGTATCTAACGTATGTTTTAACATAATTTTTCCTCTTGTTTAAAAATATAGGCAGGACTGTGCCTGCCTATACCTAACCATTATGCGGCCAAACGAGTTGCATTGCTACACTCTAGTTTCCAAGAATTTAAAATTCCTAAAAACATTTCACGTTTACTGTCGTCAGCATACTTCTTAACCATAGCTTCAACCTTCTTCCAATCAGGTACAGTTTTATTGTGGTTCTCTATCTGTCGATAGTCTAAACCGTTCAATAAACCATACGCTAAATGAGTAGCTCTTGCTACTGGTCTAACGACATGTATGCGATGATCGTGTAAAGAATTTATCTTATCTATATTTGGTTTAGATAATAGTTCTTCCTTACGAATAATACGTGATTCTTCAGCCAAACTTTTCAATTTAATTTTTAATTCAGTACTCATTTTAATTTCCTCTTTAATTAACGTTTAGTTTAGGTTACTTCCCATTAATTATGGAGGACTTCTGGCGTTGTATTCAAGTCATTTTACACCTCCTATGTTGGTGAGTATGCTGAGAATCGAACTCAGTGTAATCAAGGGTTGAAATCCTCTAACAGCCCATCCATACTCAATTAATCGCTTTATCTAACTGCTTTCGTGTCATCGGGTCCAACTTAACGACATCCTTAATATGTCCGCCTTTTCTAAATGCCTTAGTTGCTTTCTTCCCTAAAATATCTTGTTGATAATATTTTGGCTGTTTTCGTAACCATTCTTCATAATTTCTGGCGTTAGTGTTTGCCGATCTTAACGGGCTTCTATTTGTGCTACTTGGCTTTCTTGTTTTGCCCGTACGTGTTTTTAAACCCTGCTTATCGTATACTTCTTTGTTTTTAGGTATTACAGAAACTCTAGGCGCTATTTGGTCTAAAACATCGTCTACCTTTTCACCTTTTAAAATAGGTACTAAATGTGACCGTTCATGTGGGTGTAATGGCAGGACTGGAGCATCTTTTAATTTAAACACCTTACCGTCTAACGCCTTACATATATTGCTTGTTCTTGAGTCGAGATGTGCGCTGAATAACACTCTGTTGACTAAATCTTTATTCTTTTTATATAGTTCCATTTTGGTATGATTAGATACGGCATTTACAGATGTTGTACTAATCATCTCTAAGTGTCTATTTAATTGTTGCTCGCTTGTTCTTAATGCATCTATAAACTGTTTGTTAGTCCAACCATTTTGATAAGCCTGTGCGGCAAAGTTAACGGTACTGTTAACAGTTAGTCCTTTAGTACGTTTGATTAATTCAGTCGTGGATACGTTAGTGCTTGCCATAATATTGTCTAAAGACTGCCGTACCATTCTTTTTGTAACTTTTATAGGAACTAAATTGGCTTCTACAAGTACAACACTTTGTCCTACCTGTTGTAGACTGTCCATTAATGTTATATTTAAGGTTTCGTAATGTTCGGTAACTATCTTGCGAACTTTTTTCAATACCTGTGGTGTAGGATTTTTAAAGTCGATTACACGTATTAACTTGTTCATTAAATCTGAGTTAATGTCCTTTAGCTCGTAGGAAATACCTGTAGCCCTGCGTAAAAGAAAAATAATACTTTCCATAAATTTTTGATCTATCATCTCTCCACCCATAAATTAAAGTCACGACAGTCTGCTGTTGATGCACATTCGCTACCTGTCCACATAAGACAGTTATGGCAATTTTGCATTGATTCCAACTTTCGGCGTAAAAATTTTATCTGTTCGATTAGGTTTTTGTTTTCATCTTCCAGTCGCATAGCATACAGGCATGCTTCCTTTGGTTTACAGTCATTTCGACTCATCAATCAAATCCTTCCAAAATAATCGAATATTTCTTGTTAATCAGGCGTATGAGCTTTTCCAACACCATCATTGCGAAGATAAACGTTAGTTCAAAAAGTAGCGTGGTGATTTCTTTGAGTTTATTCATTTCTGTTCCTTTGGTGATTCTATGGGTTGCCACGAATCAACCTTGTGAGATGGAAATGCGTTTTCCAAATCATGATAGTGATATGGCTCAAACCATTGTGCATCATCAGCTTCATCAAGCATGTAAGTTATGTGTTGAATAACTTCGTTTACTTTTATCAATACAGGCTCGCCATATGCTGGCAATCCATCATTAACACTTATCCAGTTATCAGGTGCGTCATCTAATAAACAATTTATTTCATCGTCTGTATAAAAGTCATCAAATGATTCATACAGATTAAGATTTCCGCAATTATATCCAGAATCAAAAGCCTCTTGCATTAACCAACGTTCTCGTTTAGTTATCATTTCATCATCTCCAACTGTCAGTCTTCATACAAAATCCAATGTGAATAATTTGTGCACTCATCGACTGTGCAATTCGGTTCACGTTTACAATTGGCGCAATTTTTCATTGCCTCAATCTGCGCTTCCAGCTCTTCAACATAATCAGAAATTTCACAAGTAACAATGTGATTTGTTCCATTTATTTTAATAGAACTATACTCTGTCATTCCGGCGGTATATACTTTCATCATTCCACCCAAATTCAGTTAAGGCAGGTTTAAATATCTGCCAAGGATTATTAATTAATGTTTCAATTTCACTTTCAGAAAAATTACCTTCCAATGTCAGCACCACCAGCTTATCAACATCTTTATAATGATATGCTCTGACTGCAAGTTTATTCTTAGCAACAAGTGGATGACCATAATCAGCTTCCAATTGACTAACCAAATGAGATGTGGTTTTTCTTCCGGTATCATATTCGATACCGTTTATTTTGATGTATAGTTTAGTCATCATAATAAACCTTCATGGCTTCATACAGTTTTCTTGTTTCTTCTTTTGATAGCTCGTCACTACCCCATGATGAAATTTCATAACTGTAACTAGAAAACCATAATAGCCCATCTTCAAACTCTAGCTGAGAATTACAATCATCTTTATAACAAAATCCAACCTTGTCGTTTAATCTCGATTCATGGTCTGCATCCATAATATCAAATTCTGTTTCATCAACCATTATTCACACCTGCAACATTCTTAAGAAATTTAACAGCATAAACCGCAAGCCATCTATTAATCATGCTTGTGCTCAAAATATTCAAAATCACGCACCATGCAATCATAAATTTTATGCTCTGTACAACTTAATTTTACTTCTCCATTTATTTCATGGAAAAGATGATTTTTACAGCGAACACAATGCTTTCTTCTACTTTGAGAAAGTCTGTATATTTCTTCTTCTAACTCTAATGCGCATTGATACCATTCTAGAGTTTCTTTTGATAGACCACCAGGAAAGCAATCTTTTATCCTATCGCTTAAATTCACTTCATATGCTCCAAGCTTCCAAAAGACCAACCAACAACTTTATGGCCGCATCGTTTACACTTATCGATTACTACATTAGGCGGAGTTTTTACATTGTCGGTTTTATAAATATGCCCACTAACATGCACCTTTTCTTTTGTATTTATATGGTGCTTAATAGTTTGGTATATACCATCTAATAGGCAGATGGGATGTTTAAATTCATCAAACTTGGGTATCAGAAATTTCATCTTCGTCTCCTTCTAAATCTTCGCCATAACGTGGCATTGTATTTACGATACTTTCTTCCCATTCTTCGTAGTTAACTTCCTGTTCTATCATATTTGTGTTTTTCAAGTAATTAAATACGTCTTCTCTTTTACCAACACCTTGCATTGTACCATTAACTAACGCCGTATAAACAGTCGGGTCAAAATCAACCGAACTAAATTTCTTACACAACTCTATTTCAAACCCAACAACACCTGTAAATAATTCAATTTGCTTAAAGCAGAACTTGTATGCCAGCTCCACATTATTCACCATCGACGATAGCTCTGAATTTTCAACGTTAGAATCTCTATTAACTTCTGTCGCCGTCTTGCTGCCTGTCGTATCGGTAACAAGTCTTGCACCTATCGCAGTCATTTGTTTTTCTTTATCGCGCATACCTTCTACAGGTAAGCCGTTACTCTCGACATGTAGTATTGCGGCACTAGCACCTTCTGGTAGAGGTAACCCGCCGCGTGAACCAATACGAACTTTGCCCTTTAATATTGTACTTACCCAGTCTTTGGTAAGTCCTGTAACGACTAACGTAGGTTGCCCATGTATAAAGCTAGATTCTTCTGCATCTGCGCTATTGCGATAATGTCCGATATTTAAGTCTGCTATTGCTGACATAGGTGCATCGTCTAAAGTGCTATCGTTATTTTTAGAACCTATAAAGGTAAACGTTATATGATCAAACAAGTTTCCTTTGTTATCTGTAGGTGTGATTATATCGTGAAGTACCCAAGCCTTTTGTTTTAAATCTTCGCGCCAAATCTCTTGTTGATAATAACCACTTTCGTTTAATAGCAACACTTTATATTGTGTCTTAATTTCTGTCTTATAGCCGTCTTCTTTGGCAACACGATAATAGTCTTTTAAAATAACAAGAGATAGCCTGATTTCTGAATTATACTGTTTCGTTTCTACCCAAACAATTTCTTCTGCTTCGTATAATAAAATAGATGGCCTAACTCTACCTGTTAGCACATCTTGTTGTGTTTCTGCTTTATTTTTTGAATAATCGACAAGTAAACCACAACGTCCTAAGGAAACAACCTCGCCTAAAGAATCTTTAATCTGTTGGTCTAAATGAATTCCAGAGCCATTGATGTTTTCTTTTAGAAATTCTAACGTCTTAGGTATTTCTAAAGTAGGTATATCTTTACTGAAAGCCAAACCTACCAATCCAGCGACTGTTTTACCTGTTATATTGTAAAAAATAGCTCTTGCAAGATAATCCAAATAACGTGTTGTGTTAGCTTCTGTTGTATTATCAGGGTCTGGTTGCGGCAGATACGTTGTAGTTTGCGCCTTAATTGCATCACTACCGGCAATACAATCTCTAATACGTTTATATTCGGCAAGTCTTTCGCTCAAAGAACTTTGCACTTCTGAAGGGTCAAACTTGTCGCTCATTATCTTATCCTCAATTAAATAACACTTCTAGTTCAGTGATAGGTTTACGTTTTATCGGCCATCTATAGGAAATAAAGTATCCTCCAGCGTCTGTAGGATGGTCTAGCCCGCTTGTTTTATCTGGTTGTCCTGTGATTTTGCTGTACGTCTGCTGTTCCAAACAATCTGCATATATAGGGCACCTGTCTTTGTTTACATGATACGTTTCATTTTCAAATTTTTTGTTAACAGCCTGCACTCTATTTTTAATAAGCGGATTAGCCTTAGGCGCCAATATTTCAAATCCTGCTTCTTCCAATAGACTTATATCAGAAAGTGTCGCCCCTTTAGATGATTTACTATCGCCGCTTGAATCTGGATATACCGTTATATGATGATCTACATACTTTTCTTGTATCGCTTCGATAGTATCCGGTGTATCACGTAACCCAATCAACTCATCTACAGCGTAAGGAATACCGTCACGAATAATATGAACAATAGCCGCCATATTATATACGTTAAAATCCATACCAATATGTAAGGGCTCACGAGGCTTATAAACATACTTTGTATCATTAATATCACGGTCGTAAGCATAGTAGACAGAACCTTCTGTTAAGTTGACAAATTCGCCCATTAAATAGGCTTCTCGTAATGGTGCAGGGTACTGGTCGAATAAATCTTGAATATAATCTTCAGGCAAATTTTTAGCATTAGAATACGTACTCATTTGAACCAGTTTAGACTTAGGCAACGGGTCTTTTTTAAATAGTTTATAGGTTGCACGAAAGCCTTCAGGTGTAGTTGTGACGTATATTTGATTTACTCTACCGTGCGGATGTTTTTGACGTAAACGTCCAGATACCTTACGAAACACCTCTAACGCCTTGTCTATAGGCAATACATCAAATTCGTCTAATACTGCATCGCATGCCTCCCACCCAATAATAAGGGATGGATTGTCCATTGTCCTACAATAAACTTTTCCTAAACCTGGTATAGTAATAACGTGGTTACTTTTATTTATTCCGTAAGGTATTTTTAAATCGTCTAAAAACTTCTCCACCTTAGGATACCAAATATCCCTTATCAAAGGATATGTAGGAGCTAGGTACGCCTGGTCAATACCTGGAGCCTGAAGCATATTAGACAAGATTCGTACTAAGGCACTTTCTGTTTTACCAGAACCGAATCCTGCTACCGCGGCAGTATATTTCGCATCAGATACAATAAAATCTGATTGCGGTGTAGTGGCATTAAAATCAAACATTTTTAAAAATAAAACTCCGTACAACGTTATAAGCAAATAATAGCAAAAAATACATGTACAATAAACTAAAATACATACTGCCAGGCTTAACCACAGCATTTCTCAGCAACTTTTAGCACTACAGCTACGCAAGTGTACTGCTTAAGCAATAAAAAGTGCTTAAAAACGCATATAAGCTAACGCTAATATTCAACTAAGGCATCTTCCATAGCCTGAACTTGCATCATAATGCTAGGTTCGCCACTGGTTAATCCTCTCGCAACATGTAGATCATCAATTAAAGAATCATCTTCCCATACCTTGGCATGTGTACAGGCATCGAATAAGGCCTTTAACCTATTATCTAAATCGTTACGACGTTTATTACCAAAGTTCATAACTATCATAACCTTTATAGGAATATTAGCTTGAAAATTCCAACCGTTTTCTCTAACGATATTCTGTACGATTTCTCTGTACTCTTTTTGCGCTGTCTTTAGATATGGCGCTCCTGTTCTTGTGTTAATACCATAGGCATTATTTACCGTCGGGGACATCGGTAACGTCAGTAGTATCATCTTTCTTCTCTTCAGCAGAACTTGGGTATAGGTTCAAGTTAAAAACAGGCATAGAAGCATCGCCATCTGGACCTGTTTCTATGCTTATCGCTTCCGCTTTTATTTTCATGATTAGCATAAGTTCTTTAGCTTCGCTGATAGTAATTATACCTCCTTTTAAAAGTGTCATAACATCTTTGACGTTCTCTACTTCCAGCTCGCTTCTATGTGAAAGATTTTGCAACATAGGCTCTAACGTCTTCCACAAAAGATCATGTTCTCGTTCATCCACCGCGCTCATATCTAATTCACTGGGCTTACCTAAGGCCCTGTTGACTTTATGTCGCACCATTTGCTCTGCACTCTCTAGCAAGGCCTCAGCGGCATCGTAGAGATCTTGCTTTTTCTTAGCCATTTCAATTCTCCTATTCTCATTACAGTGTAACGGTTTGCTTAACATTTTGCTAGTTAGCAAAAACGCATTTTACTAACTTTTTGCTAACAAATTTGCTAACCTGATAAACTACTGTTTCTATTATATATTATTATTATTATTATTATTAGTTAGTTAGTTAGGTTATTTTTTTTTGCGTTTTTTGCGATTTCTGTGAATAGAGCCTTAAGTGCACCGTTCTGTTTCACACAAAAGATGCCTATTCACTGGTTATCATGTTATGACTAACTAATCTACTTACTAACCTGCTAACCTGCTAACCTTGTTAGAAATCAATGACTTACGTTACTAACCTGGTTACTAACTAACACAAATTTTTACTAACCTAACAGCAATATTTAGTAACGCTAATATTAACATGTCTTAATATGTCTACTTTTTGTACACGTTGTAAAACTTACGCGCCACGTTACGATTAACGAAAATTTTAACCGTATTCTTACCTACGTCCTAAAAGCACCCCATTAATATTTGCTGATTTTGTAACCATTTTCATTAATTTTTTATCAAACCTATATAATCGCCACGAAGAAGTATTTCTACACCTGCGCTATTAGCGACAATGTCACCTTTCTTATGATAAATAATATCCGAGCCATCCATATTGTCTAATAACGGCTTAAATGTACTGGCATTTATAGAACATTTCTGTTGTAACACAGACCTGTTTACTAGCCTATGGGACTTGATAATCTCAACATTTAACTTAGGATATTTCTCTTTCCATTGGTCTGGTGTTTTCAAAAGTTCTGCCATAGAGTCTAATACCTTGCGTTCATTCTTAGTTTCAATAGATTTAGGCTTCTGTTTAATAAGGTTTAAAACCTCGCCGTTACGAACATTTATCTGATATTCGGCATAACTAAAATATCTTTCAACGTTTTCTGTAGATACTGTTATTGTTTTAGCATATGGGTTAGGTTCTTTCTTTTGAAAACAGTTCCACATATGTTCAGCCCAAGCATCTATAGTAGCCATTTTTTCAATAGACATAGATACACGAGAAATAAATTTCTTCCTATCTTCAGACCATTCTTCAGATGGATTAGATACATGTTTATCGAACCAATTTTCTAATGCTTTTAAGGCGTCCGTAGATATGTCAGGAACGACATACTTAGATAACTCGTTAGACCTTACCTTAGCGGCGTGTGTCAAGCAATACAATAACCACTGTATTAACTCTTCGTTTTGTATTTCAAAAGGTTTAACGTTACCCTTAATAAACGGATTGATAATTTTAGTCTTTTCGTTATCTTTGTGTAAGATAAAATCGAAACGCCCGAAGAAGCCGCGAGCCATCAAAGATTCGGTAAACAACTCTAAGGCAACATCTGTCTGGCTTGCGAGCAGAACTGGTATGGCCTCGTCGTAGCTGTTTAGTTCTTCCTGAGCTTTTGTCATGCCGGTGATTCGTATGCCGTCAGCGATTTCAATTATTGCATCTGTCAAGCCGCTAACGCCTGAATTATTGCCGTCGCCTTGAAATTTACCAAGTAAATCTTTACAGTCTGTATCCATCCATATACGGCCTCGTTTACTTTGCTCGAAACTAAGTTCTTTTAACAATGCCGCTAATACCGTTACCTTTGGCATTCGGTGAATCATGCCTTCTAACAATTCGCTTACACTATTAAGTCCTGCCTTACGAGCTAACGGTTGTAATATACGAGCTATACCTTGTGTAGGCACAGAAATATTATTATCTTTACCAGCCGCGGAAAAGGCTAACATCATGAATAGTGTATTCGTGCCTCGCATTCCCATTAAAGGCATCTTTACCGTGTTTTGCATAAACAGAGATAAATGACTATATACAGTACACGTATAAAACGGCTTAATAGGCGTAGACAAGGTGCTTTCGTAAGCATCTAGCATTATCTGAATTGGTGTACAAGGCTTGATAGAAAAAGATAATTTTCGTTTGCTATTAAAGTCGGCGACCGATATGTCTAATATCTCGCCTGTCGTTGGGTCTACGGCTTTTGTTGTCTGAGAAAGTTCTGCTATTGCTTTTGTCTTTGTCTTGCCTGTAAGCAACATATAAACATCGAAGGGGTCTCTTATTTTGCCGTGTAACACATCATCATGGTGACTGTATACGCATTCCCAAGGCCCTTTTAACGATGGGTTTATATGAATCCCTGGCGAGCCTGAAGACGATGTAGGGCTTATAAACTTTTTACCTTTTCGTATATAGCCTTTCCACTCTAATAATGCAGTAACATCGGTTTGCATATTAAAGCACCATATCGTACTTAACTTGTCGTGTTCTTTAGGCAAATAAGGAGACATGTAGTCTACCTTTGCCTTGCTTGCCGTACTCGTTAAGAACTTAGGATTTTCGATGTGTTGTATTTCATCTTTGCCAATATTTGCCCCTGTATATGTGACAAATTTATTGGCACTTAAATCGTAGCCTAAAGGTAAATTAGTATCCCTGATTACACTACCTATAGGGCACGTAAAGAAGGCATGATACCCTAACCCGCTAGGCGAAGTGTCTACTAACGTCTTAGTTATCAAATCCGTTAAAATATCTTCAGTATAGCCGTCTTCGTATGTATCGACATCTATATACTGTAATGTCTTATTAAGAGCTTTAGATGCAAGCCCTGTAGATAATACGATAACATTATCGTCTTTCTTAAGCCTTAATGCTTCTGTAAACGGCATAAGAGAATCGGGGTTATTACTTGAGCAGGCTATTCCATGATGCTTATAAGGAATGTATTTTCTAGCACTTCCTTTTCGCAGAAGTCCCCAAACCTTTTTATCACAAAGTTCTGCTAATGATGGATGTAATTTAATTAAGGCAGGCATCTATAGGAACCTCCTTAATAAAGATAATTTCTTTATTCATGATATTATTCATTTTTATTAAACTCCTATCCGCTTCTTATTTTAGTTAACGGTAGTTCCGCCACCTATTGCGGAGTTTGAAGGGCGGTGGCGGACTAACGGCATGCCTCGCGGGAGCGACCCACTGCAATAACGACATACATAAAACTATTATACTATATAGTAATAGTGTTGTATTTAAAATTATTTAAAAGACGAAATATCACTGTATACATAGCACTAAGTGGGCCTAACGTTTTAAATAAGTGCATAAAACTTAAGTACAACGTTAAGTTGCACCATTACTGGTGTTCTACTGTCTAAAAAATAGACAAAATCAGCACTTTTCTAATGATTTCAATGAGTTACTACCGCGAATGTAAGTCTTTTCTAATATACGCATAACTCTTTGAATTTTGTAGAAAAGATAAAAGTCAACTTAATTGCAAGAAAAAAGTGCATTTATTTTCTGGCCTCAGCGAAATCACTAAGTCTTTGATTTACAAAGATTTATTTTTTACTTCTACTTATATAGGTAATTTCAGATGCTGAAACTGATTGTAAAGTGCACCAAAAACATTAAAGTAAGCATTGCAAGGATGCAACTACAAGGAAGTCCAGCAGGAAGCTGGCGAGGCAACATGGCGGTCTTAGTACGCCGTTGGGAAGGTTCAGCATATCACTGCTCAGCAAATTGTAAGACTAGAATCCAACGGGACTGACAACGGAACAAAGTGCAATGCCTAAGGCACGTGTTATATGCACATCGTGTAGCAAGCCGCTTTATTAAGCATAAGCCTTAACTACGCGAGAGCCTAATGAAAGGTACATTAGTACCAGTTTAAAAATGTTCGCCGTTCGGCAAGAGCATTCACAACGTGGGGACGATAGCCGTTTTTACACTTAAGCCTATAACGTTAACCCACTTCACAAGCAAACCAACTGCACCGGGTAATTACTGCATCTTGTATCAGGTAGTTAATAGCAGGCTGTTCCGCCGTATTGCATCGCGTCAAACATAAGCCGTTAAAAGTTCTGCTCCCTTAGCCAACCCATCCCGCCCTGCATTAAAACATCAGCATCAAAACACGCCGTACCCTTTATGTCTCAGGACAAGGAAATGCATAAGCCGTTAAGTGATGTGTTTACATGAATCGAAAGTGTAGTTGAAACTTGCTAGAGCATCTTGTTAGCAGGGTGCTCCATCAAGTTTAACCAAACGGAGTAGCAATCATGAAAAAATTAACTTTTGAAGAAAAATATCTAATTAGTAAATTTACCTTAAGCAATATACTAGCCGTATACGGTGACGACATTAACCCTTGGGAAAATGTTTCAGATAGCCGTGTTGCTTATTTAGAGTACAAGGTAAAATTAGCCAACTTAAACCCAGAGTATTGGGCGGCTGAGCTTGACCATACTAATGTTAAAAATTTAAAGAAAGAACTTAACCGTTTATTAAATTCGAGCGATACACATGTACCACGTCCCTACTATACTCTCATTGGTAAAGATGTAGATACTAAAAAGTGGATAATACTTTTTGGTGATTATTCTCGTAAAGTCGTAACAGACGAGAAAATTGAGAGTTATGCAGACGACTATACTGTATCCGGTTTAGCAATAATTGAAACTGGTGAAGCACAGGAGGATATTAATGCTGAGCTTAACAAGGTAAATGGAGAACGATAATGAAACGTAAAAATGATTATGTATTAGCCAAAGAACTTGGTTACTCTAATGAAGAATATGCAGGTTATAAAAAAGCCTGCAGACAATTATATTTTGAAACCGTACGTTATTTAGATGAATGTCCTTACATTGTCGGTGCAATGTATACTCCCGTTGATGATGTATTAAACGATATGAGTTACATAGAGTATTTTGAGTCTGAAACTGAAGAATGGCATAAAATGTCAATAGATGAAGCAATTCAATATTACAAAGACGGTTACCTTTACTCGCCTGAAACAAAATATTAATGCACAACTTATAGCCCATTCCAAAGAGTGGGCTAACAGATGTACATTAACATCTAAACAGGAGAAAATAATGCGTATGACATTCGATGATTTACTATGCACCGTATGGAGTGCTGATGCAACATGGGCTTTAAAGCTCACGTGGTTGAAAAATCTTTCAGCTCAACACAACGAGCATTTATCTAAAAACGATTGGCTATTGCTGTTTAATATAGTTAGTTATTTTCGTAAAATTGAATTTAGAGAATACTATTATTCGTTAGGAGACGATAAATGAGTATGGTACTCGGCGGTAGAGATGATACGTTTTATGTCCTAACAGAAGACGATTATAAGCATCTCGAAAGAATGGCACGTTTAATGTCGCGTTCTCAAGTAGAACGTGAAAGAATGTATGCCGAATTTTTAAAAGACGTTATCAGCCAAGCCAAATCATATGGCGGTTGGGAACTGTTTGTTACTTAAGGAGACGAAAATGAAATATTATCATATAATTGGACATCTTAACTCGGCAGATTTATGGATACCTATTGCAACTACAAATAATCCTATATTACTACTATTGCATTTAGCCGCATTAGAAGAAACAGACGCTAGATTTGAAGAAGCAAAAGGTAGAAAACCTCCTTTCGATTCTTTTGGAGTTGCAGTTACTGATTATTCAGAAGGAGATAAACTGTTTCGCGAACTAGCAGACGGTAGTTTAGAAATTACAGATGTAGATCTGCACAATATGCCAACTTCAACCACACTACAATAGATTAACAGCTATTGCCTCTTAGCTCGTATAGTAGGAGGCAAGCACGGTTAATTTTGACCGAATCAACTGGAGAAGACAATGAGTATTTTATTCCAACAAATAGCCGATGTAATCGAAGACACTTATAGTGAAGCTGAAGTAGTTACCGTATTAAGAGGTTTAATGGTACACATTAATAGCAACGACTATAAAATTCGTCCATTCATTCGTAGCGGTGAAGTTCACTTAACAATTACCGATATGAATACTGAAGAAAAACATCACAACCTGACTTGGAAGCAGGCGCAAGAATTTATCGATGCACAAGAAAAGGAAGATAGCAACCTATTCCTCGATGCTTCTTAAGCAGAACTATTAACAGCCCGGTTTAATCGCCGGGCATATCTTTTAACTAATGGAGTATTTGTAATGACTGTCCAACAAATGAGAGCGGTTTTAGATTACTTGGGTGTTCCTTACGACCAGCAACCTAAAAAATTAGGTGAATTGAAGTTTGTCCTAAAGCAATACGAAAACGTAAACAATGCCGAATACCTAAAGGCTGTTTCTGTTATTGTAGACGGTGTTAGAGACAATACAGAAGTTCCTAATAAGTATAAGGACACCGAAGATTTTATCGAACAACGTTTCAAGAAATATGAAAACGATACTGTTAAGCATTTCATTGAGCGCATAGCACAAGATATACAGAGTGCTAATAAAAATTACACTACTAATATTGAGCTATTAAAGGAAGAAGCTCAATCAGTATGGCGTGAAGAGATGGCTAAACACAGGAAGATTATCGTCGAACATAAACCGGAAGGTAAACGTGTAGAATTAGACGTTAAGGTTCCTGCTGTATTTGAAGACATGATTGATTTAGCGATGGAGCGAGAGAATATTATGCTTGTCGGTCCAGCAGGCGCAGGCAAGACCTTTTTAGCAGGGCAATTAGCTAAGGCTTTAGACATGCCGTTTGCCTCACAGTCCTGCTCAGCAGGTATAAGCGAATCGGTTTTCGCAGGTTGGTTATTACCTACTGGTGAAAATGCCAAATTTAATCATGTGACATCTCCATTCGTACAGCTATATGAAAACGGTGGAGTGTTTCTATTTGATGAAATGGATGCCGCTGATCCGAATGTACTTACATTTCTAAATCAGGCATTAGCCAATGGGTCGTTTTACTTGCCACAGAGATTCGATAAACCCCTGGTCGAAAAACATCCAGACTTTGTAGCGATAGCGGCTACCAATACCTACGGTAAAGGCGCAGACTCGATGTACCATGCTCGTAATGCATTAGATGAGGCTACCTTAGACCGTTTTAGAATGGGTATGCTCGCTGTTTACTACGATAAGCACATTGAACAAAATCTAGCACATGAAGATATAACAGCATGGGGCTGGGAAGTTCGTAAAGTTATCGAAAATCATAATCTTAAACGTGTCATGTCTACTCGCGTATTAATTGCGGCTAGTAAGATGTACGTAAACAGAGAATGGCCACTTTTTAAAATAGCAGGTAAATATTTTCAAGATTGGTCAGCCGAAGAAAAACGTTTAATGCAAAATCAAGGTGTAACTACAGGGGATTAAAAGTACCCTTAAGGAGATCACATGTCATCTATAGTGCAAGAAAATGATAAAATGGTAAGTGTACACTTCGACAGCATATTAGATGTCTTAGATTACACACCGCCACAAAAACATAAAAAACTATTTGAACAATGTGTTAAAACAGAAAAAAAATCGCCTAGATGGTTTGGCTTAGGTAACTATGTGGCTCATCAAGTTATCGATAAAGCTCTATTAGGCGATAAGGATTTATATAATATATTGGAAAGATATATTAGTCGATTAGACGATATCACTGGTTATAGAACTAAGGAGTATAAACACACAATCGATCAAGTGAAACGTGTAAAGTTGAAATCATCCTTTGGAGATGAATTAGATATACATAAAGTATATCAAGGTCAATGCGATACGGCTTGGTCCCGTACCAAACGAATAGAAGTTGCTAGTAAACTACACCTAGTTACCTTATTGATTGACTTAGGTGGAAACTCAAACCAAAATGCCGAAGACAGTATATGGCGAGCCGCCGTCGCCGTTCGTCTTATGGAAGAATTAGAGAGCGCAGGTAAATCAGTTCGTATTGTATCCGGTGTATTGGCACATAGAGCTTTCTCAAACATTGGTAAATCGTTGACCGCCTCTATTACAATCAAAGAATATAATCAGGCCTTATCGTTAGAAAGATTAGCGGCAATGACACATTTAGGCTTTATGAGAACATTTTGTTTCGGATGTTTCTATTCTCAAAAACACAATTTACGTGCGTCTTTAGGAACAGCCGGAATATTAAATTCAGAAAAACCTATACAACTACAGGAAGAGATTGATAAAGGCCATACCAAATACGTTTATTTAAGTAGGGCCATGGATGTAAATACAGCAAAGGATAGCCTGAAGAATGCCTATAGACAGATGGAGGAATTTTCCAATGAACAATAGGCAATTGGATAAACTTGTAAGAAAATTGAACAATGTCGAAAGACATGGAGGCAATCTTACCTTTCCTAAGGTAACACGACAGTTATACGACAGCGGCTATACTGTTTTACAGATACAAGCTGTAGTATTAACTTTATTTAATGTATATAAAAGCAGGAGGCAAATTTCTCGCGTTATACGGGCATATACTAAGCAAAGCACAAAAAACTTAATATAAATATTAGCTAACAGCTTGCGTATACTTTTATATTTGTTAAAATACATACACATAAGGAGACAATTATGTCTAACACAACTGCTAAGAAAGCAACCACTAAAAAATCAACTGTTAAGAAAACTGGAGTTAAGAAAATGACTGAAGCAACTGCAACTGAAGCAACTGAATTGACACCTATTCAAATGTGTGAACAAATGCACGAAAAAGGAATGGGTCAGGACGAAATGATTTTGGCATTAACAAAACATGCCAATCTTTCGGTAATGAAAGCAGTAGCGGCTTATAAGAAGTTTCAAAAGTCAGCAGGACTGGTTGAATCGCCAGCTGAAAAGAAACGCAAGGCTGATGAAGCAATTGAAGGCTTCGTAACTGAAGAAGGTTCTATCGATGTTAAAGGCGCAATTGAAGCGATAGTAGATGTTTTAGATGTTTCAGCAAGTTCTGCAAAGTCTCGCATTAAGAAATATTGTAAGGAAAACGATATTGAAATGCCTGCAGGTGTAACTCGTACGGCGGTTACTGCCAACGACGATCAAAAAGAACTTATCGTTACTTCTCGTAAGGGCGGCGATAAGAAAGCCGATACTATTGCAAAACTTATGGAAAAATGGACAGAGCTGGAAGAAAAGACTGCGAAGCGTATGTATACGAAAGTATCACGTGAAGCAGGTTTAACTTCAGTTCGTACAGCCGCTGATCATGTTCCAGTGATTGCCTGGTTAAAAGAGCACGGCGAAGAATACGCCACTAAGACTGGTTTTATAACTGAGTTACAGAAAGTTTTTCCAGATATGGCGCCCAGTGCAACCCGTAAATATTGGGTATTATACGACTTTGTAAAACAGTTTAATGCCTAAACATAAATCATAGCCGTAACATGTTAAACTGAGGCTGACATGCTAATTCAGCATGTCAGCTTTTTTTGTGACTGTATGAAAGAGATGTGTAGTAACCAGGCTAATTGTCAGCGTCCTGGTTACACTTTCGACCCCCTATAGAATGCAAACGTACCTCAATTTATGTACAAAAAACATACCGACGCTGACATTTGCCGTTTGATTTCTGTACAAAAAACATACCAAGCTATTTACAACCTCAGCTTTCCAAGCCTCAGCAACTACAAAGCAACATAATTTTATAGCGTGTTAGATGCTTAGAATGTTAAGTGCACCGTTATTAGACTTATATGTGCATAATGCTAAAATACGGTTTACACATTAGGAGAATATAATGCAAGACGAAGAAATAAGCGAAAAGGATATCGAAGAAATTCTACATTTATCAGAAGTATTTTTTTCTACGGCAGGTAAGTACAGAAGAGACATTGTAGTTAGTGCCTGTTTAACTTTTTTAGACAGGATTATTCAGCTATCTCCCGAAGAAGAAAGCGAATTTTTTAAATACGCTGTCGTTACCTATAGCAATAGATTAATGTGTGAAGTCGAAAACAACGACCAATTATCAGAACTAGGTAAAAAGTTACGCCATTTGGTAAGTTCTGAACTTAAGAAAGATGAGGAGATTCATTAACATGATAATTAGAAAAAAATATAAATTCGAGGCGGCACATATTGTTCTCAATTGTGCCAGTTCTCGTTGCTCTAAAAATATACACGGGCATTCGTTTATCGTAGAAGCTAAAATAACTAGCACCAACTTGGATGATGGCGATATGATTGTTGATTTTGGTTTGCTTAAAGATTTATTCGGTGAGTTTGTAGACTGGTTCGATCACTCTATGCTTGTTTGGCAAAGTGATACGACTACATTATCGACAGCAATGATGTCGAATGAAAGAACAGTCGTGCTACCGTGTAATACAACGGCTGAAAATTTATCAAAAATATTCTTTATGGGTTTTTCTTTACTGCTAGAAAATACTACTTTCAGCAACGGTGAAGATAATGTTCATATGTTTTCGGTTAAGGTACACGAAACAGCGACTGGTTATGCCGAATGTTTCGACCATGACATAAAAGATGACGATTGGGATAATTTTAAATCACATTTTAAGGCTATTCATGTAGCTACAGATAACCATACGTATGACGTGTTAAAAGGCTCAGAAACACACACTATGCCTGAAGAAGTTTAGGAGAAATTGATGATTGATATTAATAACCAAAAACCTGTTAAGCAGGACTTGTCGCGTGATGGTATACGTAAACCTCTTTTGATAAAAGAAATATTCGATACTATCCAAGGCGAAGGTCCTCTTGCAGGTTGCCCAGCGACATTTGTAAGATTAGGTGGTTGTAATTTACAGTGCATGTACTGCGACGAAGATTACACTACCAACCTTGTAGAGATGAATGTTTCTGCAATAGTAGACGCATGCAACGAACCTCTTGTCGTGTTAACAGGTGGAGAGCCATTTGCACAAAATATTTCTCTACTATGTCATACTTTATTAGATGCTGGAAAATCTGTGCAGGTTGAAACTAACGGCACATTAGAAACACCAGGTTTTCCTTGGAGTGAAGTTGACGTTGTAGTAAGCCCTAAAATAAATCAACTGAGCCCGGGTATTAAACATCATGCGACTGTCTATAAATACGTGGTAGGTGTTGAAGATAAGGACAGTAAGGATGGGTTGCCATCTAAAAGTTCTCAAGGCAGTAAAGTTCTGCCAGCGAAGCCGCCAAATAATTATTCTAAGGTTTACCTGATGCCTAGAGATGATAAAAATGAAATCGAAAATCAGGCAAATAGAATGACTGCCGCGCATCTTGTTATGAAGCATGGTAAAATTTTAACAATGCAATTACATAAATGGGTAGGTTTAAAATGACCGATGAAGAATTCGAAGAATGGAAAGACGCTGTGGAACAGTTGTCTTTCTATAAAGCAAAAGAAATGTCGCTACGTAAGAAATTATCTAAAGATATAAAACTTAACTTCAATGTTAAGTCTTCTGGTACACAACATTTCGATTATAAAGGTGAGATGATTAAATATGTTGCCAGAGAAACGTTAAAACTTGATGAAGATACATTTACTGATTCATATGATGTTTTATCAGACGAAGAAAAAAAATGTGTTGATTATAAACCGGTATTGAATAAACGAGCATATGAAAAATTACCAGACGGTAACTTTTTAATGCTTAATTGTGTTACCAGATCGGAAGGTACTCCTTCCATAAGTATAGAGGAAAAATAAATGGCTATTTCATTATCGTTAATTGAAAGCACACGGCACTCTACACCGCCAAGAATATTACTACATGGCGGAGAAAAAGTAGGTAAGTCTACTTTTATGTCTCAAGGCCCCGATCCTATTTTCATACGTACTGAAGACGGTTTAAACGGTATTAATGCCAACGCCTTTCCAGTATCTGAAACATTTGAACAGGTTGTCGATGCTGTCGCGGCTTTGATGCATCAAGAACATAATTATAAAATGGTTGTTATTGACTCAGCCGATTGGCTTGAACGTTTAATTCATGAAAAGGTATGTAGAGACGACAACGTTAAGTCTATAGAATTAGCAGGTGGCGGCTACGGCAAAGGTTACGGCATAGCCTTAAACCATTGGCGTACATTGTTGAAGAATTTAGACTATCTTAACAAAACAAAGAAAATGGCTGTAGGCATTATTTGTCATTCTATTGTAGTATCGTTTAACGATCCTGAACATGAACCATACGACCGTTACGAAATGAAATTACATCAGCCTAAAAAAGGTACAGGCGCAAAAGATTTGCTCTGTGAATGGGCTGATATTATAGGTTTTGCCAATGCTAAAATTTACGTCAATAAACGAGGCGATAAAGGAAAAGAAGTTAAACGTGGTATAGCTTCAGGTGAATCTAATAAGCTAAACTTAATTGGGTCTCCAGCCTTTGTAGCAGGTAATCGCTACGGCCTACCGCCACAACTTGATTTAAATTGGAACGATTTTGCAAATGCATTAAAGAAAAGTTTTAACCAGAGTGCTTAAGTGCACCGTTTTTTGACTACTAATTTGAACGTTATATAATAATACTTTATTTATCCGTAAATGTTAAAAACGCATTTACTTTTTTAACTGTAAAAAGGAGCATTTCACATGCCACAATTACCAAATCAATTCGATGCAACACAACAAAAAGAGATAAATACATACGAACCTTTACCTGAAGGCGATTATGTCGTTGCTATTAGTTCATCTGAATTAAAAGATGCAAAAACGGCTGGAAATTCTTATATCCAATTGGATATGGATGTATTGCAAGGTGAACATCAGGGCGAAACTTATATTTGTCGTTTAAATCTATTCAATACTAGTCAAAAAGCTGTAGATATGGCTAATCGAGAATTAGGCGCAATATGCAAGGCTTGCGGCAAACCTCTTGTTACATCTACAGAAGAGCTACATAATATACCTATGATAGTTACTTTAAAGGTAACACCTGGCAAAGGAGATTACGGTCCTAGTAATCAAGCAACAGGTTATTCTCCAGCAGGACAACAACAACCACAACCTGTCCCACAACAACAACCACAACCTGTCCCACAACAACAACCACAACCTGTCCCACAACAACCTGTTCCACAAGCGCCAGCGTCTCAACCTCAAGCAACGCCGCAAGCTGAGACTGCTCCAGCCACATCAGAAGACACACCACCTTGGGGATAATGTAAATTTTATCGATTACGTGTAGAGTAGCTCTCTACACGTATTTTTTTTTTGTAAAGCGGAGTTTATAAAATGATAACTGAAGAACAATTAAAATCGTTAGATAAAAAACAATTAATCGAATTAAGAGAAACCTGTAACCGTTTAATAAATGCTAAATGCGGATTACACCCTGAATCTAAAGAAAAGAAACGTTTTCAAGGTTCGCTGTTTAACGAAGCATACTACATCCAAAAGGTATTAGATGGCGACTATAGTTCTGCTCAACTATTAACTATTCGTAAAAATGCGAGAGCCAGACAATGGACTAAATTGCTCTGCTTATTAGACCAACGACAAAAAGAAAATATTCCTGAAGCAGAACTTGAAAGAGTATTAGATAAAAAGGTAGACGCTACCGGTTTCTTTGCTATGTTGGAGTCGCTATGAGCACAGATAGCTTTCTTGCAATGCTTGGGAAAGAAACTGTACCTATTCCAATAGAGCCAGTTAAAGATAATTCTATTATCCATGCTTATAATCTTTTATACGATAAAGAAGAACATAAGGGGAATATTCTTAACGCCTATAATTACATCATAGAAAGACCGCCTAATCAAATTGACGCCGTAGATGTTGCGTTTCGTTACCTTAATTCTTTGACTAGCAAGGAATTGGATATTGTACTTAAAAAATTAGGTAAACAGATAAAAACAGAAGAAAAAAAGTACAATATTCTTTCAGAATATAAAAAATTAGATGAGATGGCACAGTATAAGTTTTTCTGTTCTGTTCGTGATATGTATGACGATGAAGATTGGAATACCTTAACGGATAAGGAGTAAGTGATGATAATAAAAACCTGAAAAAAGATGCATTAAATAATTTAACTAAATTAAATAGTGGCCGTAAAAGAATTAAATTCGATAAGCGGTTGATTGTTACCAACAAAGTTACAAACCATAAAGTATATCTAAAAGTATTCGATGTAAACGCTAAAATGAAAAAACCGTATTACGAAAAGGAATATAAAAATGCCTGAAATACCATCTACAGTAAACAGAGTTAAACACGCTATTGATTATAAATTGCTTTACTCTAAACCTAGGCCATATTTAGGCATGTCAGGTGTAGGTGCTTCTTGTAGACGAAAACTTTGGTATAATTTTAGATGGGCATCTGGAGACGGAGAAATAACACCAGAAACCCAACGTATTTTTGAACGTGGTGATTGGGAAGAGATGCGTGTACTTCGAGATCTAAGAAATATTGGTGTCGAAGTTTACATGATGAAGGATGGCGCGAAGGTTTATCCGGAAGGTATACGCGAAGAATACCAAGAGGAAGTAAAACATTTTACAGGACATAGTCTAGGCCATATAGACGGTAGAGTAATAAATGTTCCAGGAGCAGAGTTAACCGAACACTTACTAGAAATTAAAACCATGAAAGCTGAAAAGTTTAAAGATTACATTAAAAATGGATTCTTAAATTTTCCAGAATATGAAATGCAGATACAATTGTATATGGGTTATTTAGGGCTTAAACGTTGTCTCTATATCGTATGTAATAAAAACACAGAAGAAAGAAGTTACGAACGATATAAATTTGATGAAGGTATTTTTGAAGAAGGTAAAAATAAAATCTTAACGATAATATCTACAGACGACCCTTTAGATCTTCCTAGAATAAGCGATAAGCCAGATTATTATCTGTGCTCTTTTTGTCAGCATAGGCAATTATGTTTTGGGTATAGAGGACCGGAAAAAAATTGCAGAACTTGTGTGAATGTTGAATTACACGATGACGGTATTTGGAAATGCTCAGAGGATAAAACAGCAACCGCTATACCTGTGAAGATACAACGTACAGGTTGTGCTAGTCAGTACGATTCTATTATCTAAAGGAATAATCGTGCCTAATTTTATACCAAGATATTATCAAGTCGAGGCTGTTCAAGCTACACTAGATTACATAGCTAAAGATGTTAATAAACATCCGCTGATAGAATGTCCAACTGGTTCTGGCAAATCTCATATAATCGCTATGTTATGCCAACAATTAGAAAATAAAGTTTTGGTACTTTCTCATGTTAAAGAAATTCTTGAACAAGATATTGAAAAATTAGAAGAACTATTAGACGAAGAAATAGGTGTTTATAGTGCGGGATTAGGCCGTAAAGATATCGATAAAAATATAACAGTAGGTGGTATACAAAGTATTTATAAGAATATAGATTTATTTGAAGATATAGAGTATATCATAATAGACGAGGCGCATACTATACCTAAAGAAGATCAGAGTATGTACCGAAAGGTTATTTCCGCTCTTAGCCATTGTGTCGTTATAGGGTTGACTGCTACACCTTTTAGATTATCTGGTGGGTATCTGCATAAAGGAGAAGATAAATTATTTAACGATATTGTATATCGTATAGATGTTGTTAGGTTGATTAAGGAAGGATACTTATGTCCGTTAATTACAAAAAATGCAGATAAATTATTAGACACCGACAAGGTACGGTTACACGCAGGTGATTTTAGCTCCAAAGATATGTCGAAAAAATTCGATAAGTTCGATACAACTAATGCTATTGTAGAAGAACTGACTATTTATAGGCGTTTATATAAGCACTGGTTATTGTTTGCTATTGATATCGAGCATGCAGAGCACATTAAAGAAGCATTAATTGCGGTAGGCATTACGGCTGATGTTATGCACAGTAAGCGCACCAATATAGAAAACGAATATGCTAAATGGGAATATAAAAATAAAAACATTCAATGCCTTATTAGTGTTGCTAAACTAACCACAGGATTCGATGCACCGCACACTGATTTAATAGCCTTGGTGCGGCCAACTAAATCCCCAGTTCTGCATGTTCAAATGATAGGAAGAGGTTTGCGTATACACGAAGGCAAACAACATTGTCTAATTTTAGATTTTGCAGGCAACATAGAACGTCTCGGGCCTATTAACGATGTGTTTATTAAGGAACCTGGAAAGAAACAAGAAAGAGAAGGTAAAGCGCCTATAAAGACATGTCCGGAATGTAATACTCATGTTCCTGCCGTTGCTAAAAAATGTTATATATGCGATTACGAATTTCCACAAAAAGAGTCAAAAGACTTATGCTATAAAGCATCTACTAAACAGGCAGTGTCAGAAAGAAAAGAATCTCAACAACAATGGTTTAATGTAGATCGAGTTAGTTATTCTTTTCATAGCGGACCAAGAGGTACGTCTTTACGGGTTAAGTATTTATGTGGATTAAGACAATTTAGCGAATGGTTTGCTATTGGTAGGGATAATTACGGAGGAACAAAAGCCGCGCAATGGTGGACAATGGTTTCTAAATGGCGTTGTCATCCAGAATATCGAATACCTAAGACTGTTAAAGAAGCCGTTAAACGAGCACAGAATGGAGAACTATATGAACCAAAAAGAATTTATGTTGAACCGGATGGAGCTTACTTCAAAGTCAAAAGCCATTTCTATAAGTGACAAGATGATTTTAATTAATCATATTAATTCGTTAGAAAGTTATGTGCCTTGTCGAGAATGTGTAGAGTTCAACGTTATAAAAAAAGATTATTGCAGTAAATATAATGTTATCGTAGACGTAGGTTTGCAAGTCTACGGATGCGGTAACGGTGAATATATACCTTTTTAGGTGTGGTAAAATTAATAGGAGAATATAATTATGAGTCATAAGACACTTGTATTATATAGTGGCGGATTAGATTCTAGAGTAGCCTTAGCATTTGCATTAAAATCTGAAATGGATGTATACGCTATGGCTATAAATTACGGACAAAAACATACTAAAGAATTATGTAGAGCAAATGAGGTATGTGAAAAATTAAATGTTCCATTTAAAGTTTTTGATCTACCTTTTATGGATGAGTTAGTAGGTGATAATCCGTTATTGACTAAAGATATGGATTTACCGGAAGACGATAAGTTACCTGACCACGGTAAAACTGCCGCAGTACCTAATCGTAATATGATATTTTTATCTATAGCCATTGCCTATGCGATAAACATAGGTGCAAAATCTATCTGGTATGCGATACATGATAGTATCCACCCTATGGCAGAAGATTGTAAACCGCCATTTGTAGAAGCAATAAAAAGAATTTCACGTGTCGCTAATAAAGAAAGTATCGAAATAATTACACCTTTTTACGGCACGTATAAAAGCGGTATTGTAGAATTTGGTAAATCTTTAGGCGTAGACTATTCTGAAACATGGACATGTTTCAATGGAAGAGAAAAAGCCTGTGGTAAATGTACTGCCTGCAGAGAAAGATTAGAAGCCTTTAAAGCGGCAAAATTAATAGATCCTTTGGAGTATGAAGAATGACTAGACGTGTAAGTACAGAAGAATTTAATGGTAAATGTATTAATCTTGGAAATTATATACAACACAAATTATCTACCGGCGGAACGATAAAATTATATGGTGTTCCAAGAGGTGGTATAACAGTTGCGTACGGGATTATGGCTAATAGTTCAAGCGGTAAATTTAAAGTTACTGAATCAGTTATAGATGCTGATGTGATTGTCGACGATTTAATCGACTCTGGCGTAACAAAAAGAAAATATAATACAGCGTATCCCGAAAAACCTTTTCTTACGTTATACGATAAACCAAAAGAATGGTTAGTTTTTCCTTGGGAACAATCAGTAGTAAATAGTGCGGACGATATACCAACTAGATTACTTCAATTTATAGGAGAAAATGCTAGTAGAGGGGGGTTAAAAGAAACTCCTAAAAGATTTTTAAAAGCATGGCAACATTTTACAAGTGGTTATGAGAAAGACCCTGCAGATGTAATGAAAGTATTTGATGATGGAGCGGAGAAATACAATGAAATGGTGTTGGTTAAGTCTATTCCTATTTACAGTCAATGTGAGCATCACCTGGTTCCTTTTTTTGGTGTGGCTCACGTGGCTTACATACCCAATGGAAAAATCGTTGGTTTATCTAAACTTAGTCGTGTTGTCGATATTTTTGCTCGCAGGTTACAAGTGCAGGAACGGTTAACAAATCAAATCGCAGACGCCTTATGGCAGAACTTAGTGCCGCAAGGTGTAGCCGTTGTTTTGGAATGTAGGCATTTATGTATGGAGGCAAGAGGTATTAGTCAGCAAGGGCACACGACAACTACATCTGCTATGAAAGGACTTTTCTTACAATCTAGCTCTGTTAGAAATGAGTTTATGGGACTTATAAAGTGAAATTATATTTTTCTGGTAGCTTAACAAGATCTTCGTATCGCCAAATTGAGCAACTAATAAAATATAACGGCTACAGGTTGTGCACCTATGCGTATCCTAACGAGACGTATGTATATTTAGACATAGCAGATGAATTAGGATACAAGGCTAATATGATGATTGACTCCGGTGCGTTTACGGCGTTTACAAAAGGTAAACCCGTACAGTTACCTAAACTATTGGCATACAGTAAACGGCTTATTGAAAAATACGGGGACAGACATGACTTTGTCTTTATTGGATTAGATATTATACCGCCTAAAAATCCTACCGAAACCGATTTAAAAAAAGGCATGAAACAATCGTACGAAAACTTTTTAGTACAACAACAAGAGCTGGCACCTTATCCAGTTCTGCCTGTATATCATTCTAGCGAGCCTGTATCGTTAAGAAATTTATATCTTAAACATACAGACCATATAGCACTTTCAATGAACCAGGCTATGGCTGAAAAACATCGTGTGGATTGGGCTACAAGAGTACAAGTACCAGATGTGAAGATGCACGGCTTAGCGGCAACGGGTGTACAGATGATACGTTATGTAGACTGGTATAGTGTCGATTCTGCCGCATGGATTATGATAGCGGCAATGGGAGGTGTTTACTGGCCGACTGAAGACGGTAATATATCGCTATTACCTATATCTGCTCAATCGCCTAAAGTTAAACGCAGAAATACTCATGCAATGAATTTTACAATGACTAACGAAATTAAAGATACTATTGAATCGAAAAACTATAAGGTAGAAGATTTAATGTATGATTATAGTTCTCGTATGTCCTGGAATTTAGATGTATGGGTAAACCATCCATGGGTAAGAACTCCTTTATTTCAACAAGGATTATTCAGTGATTGATGAATTAAAAAGAATAAACGGTGCAGTCGCTACAAAAACATTGGTTCCTATATTAACTAATTATCATTTTTACGATAATAGAGTACAGGCTAATAACGGCGTGCTTTGCATAGACTCGCCATCTACGATACCATTAAATATTACGGTGCCTGCTAAAAAGTTTTTTAGCGCAGTTAAACTAACTAAAGGAAATTTAAAATTAAACGTTACACAAGCTGGTAAATTAAGTTTGTCTAGCGGTAAATTTAGAGCTTTGATACAGCTCGCAGATCATAACAGTTATCCAAGATCTACATTTAATGAGACAACGCAATACAACTGCGAATACTTAATGCATTTTATAAAACCGTTAGTTTCATTTATATCGGAAGATGCAAGTAGGCCTTGGTCTATGAGTATTTTAATTAAAGATGGATATGCCTGGGCAACGAATAATATCGTTATAGCAAGAATTAAAGTTCCGTTTGATTGGGAAGCCGTTATTCCTAGGTATGCTGTAATGTCTTTATTAGAGCAAGAAAAACAACCTAACGCTATTAACGTACAAGATAATAAAGTTGGTTTTATGTATGACGATGAAGTATGGATGCAATGTTTGACATATGCATCTAAATGGCCAAATGTGTCGGGCTTGATACAAGAAAAAGAAGCACCGCCATTACCAATGTATTTTAAAGAATCGTTAGAAGCTCTTTTACCGTTTTGTGAAGACCCTAAACTACCTATTTTTTCTTTAGGCTCTTTTGGCGTTAGGACTACTTCAGAGGCAACAGGTGCTGAAGTAGATTTAAATTCTTTTCCAGATAGTAAATTTAGAGCGGAACCTTTACTACAGGTAGCAGGTATTGCTGATAAAATTGATTTCTCTACATACCCTAAACCCTGCTACTTTTCCTCTTCTATAGGGGTAGATGGTGTTATTATTGGAGTTCTTTAATGTCTCGTTTTGATTTACAAGGATTTTTTTGGCAAGATGAAGAGCGCATAGGCAGAGGTAAGGCTGTAACTAAAGTCTTACCTACCATACCAGAATCAAGCTGGAAACCACCAGCGACATTCCCTAATCTAAGTTCTGCCAAAATAATAGGTTTAGATACAGAAACATACGACCCTAATCTTAAAACACATGGCCCAGGTTGGGCTAGAAACGATGGCCATGTTGTAGGCATTAGTCTAAGCGTAGAAGAAAAAAGTTGGTACTTTCCTATACGGCATGAATTACAAAAAGAAATGAATATGCCTGTAGAGAATGTGTTTAGATTTTTAAACGATTGTTTGCAGACAAATGTACCTAAAGTAGGTGCAAATTTACAGTACGATGTAGGGTGGTTAAAACAAGAAGGTGTTACTGTTAACGGTAGACTTTATGATGTACAATTTGCTGAAGCATTATTAAACGATGTTGCAAAAGACTACAGCTTAGACACTATTGCCAAAAACTATTTAGGTACTGGTAAGGTAAGTAAAGATTTATACAGTTGGTGTGCAAGAGCGTACGGCGGCAATCCTACTGGTAAGCAAAGAGAGAATATTTATCGTGCGCCTGTAACACTTGTAGGCCCTTACGCAGAAGCAGATGCGCACGAACCATTTTTAATATTACAAAAACAATTTGAATTATTAAAAGAAGCAGAACTTTGGGATTTATTTGAATTAGAGTGTCGCTTAATTCCGTTGTTAATTGATATGCGGTTTAGAGGCATGCCAGTAAATTTAGAAAAGGCTGAAGAGGCTAAACTTAAACTATTTAAGGAAGAAGAAAAGGCACAAAACGAATTAAACGCTCTTGCAGGTTTTGATATTAACGTTTACTCTAACGATGACCTGCAACACCTATTCGATGCTAAAGGAATAGAATATCCGTTGACTGCTAAAGGTAACCCTAGTTTTACACAACCTTGGTTAGACAATAATAATACTATGGTAGCAGATAGAGTTAATTCTGTTCGTAAGTTACAAAAAGCCAGAGTGACGTTTATTGAAAATGGTATATTAGAAAAACACGTAAATGGTTTTGTACACCCTAGTTTTCACCCATTACGTGGTGAAGAAGGTGGTGCTGTATCTGGTAGGTTTAGTTCTAGTAATCCTAACGCACAACAAATACCTAGTAGAGATAAATTTTTAGCACCTTTAATTAGGGGATTATTTGTACCAGAAGAATTTTATAACTCGTGGTTAAAACTAGATTTATCACAAATTGAATATAGAATGTTTGCGCACGAAAGCGAGGACGAACATCTTATAGCCGAATATCAAGATCAAGGCACAGATTACCACAATGTAGTTAGCCAAATGTTAGGTAACGCTATGCCTAGACCTATTGTGAAAAATTTTAATTTTATGTCTATTTATGGAGGTGGTAAAGAAAGAACTATTGCTATGATTGGTAATAATTTAGATAAACCGACTATTAAACGATTATGCGAAAAAGAAAATATAAAGGTAGGTGCTAAATCATTAGGAAATCATTTTGTTAAATTATACGCAGAAAGATTTCCAGCGGCCAAATATATCTTAAATAAAATAGGTAATATCGCCAGTATTACAGGCGAAGTTAGAACTATATTAAATAGACGAAATACATTTAACTTATGGGAAAGTGCGAGAAAACATGGAACATTACCTTTACCTTATTCGGAGGCATACGATAAATATGGCCCACCTTTAAAAAGAGCAAATACATATAAAGCACTTAATAGAAAATTACAAGGAAGTGCGGCAGACTTACTTAAAAAAGGAATGGTAGATGCTTACGAACAAGGACTTTTTAAGACTATCGGTGTTCCTCATGTTACTGTACATGATGAATTAGATTTTAGTTTTCACCCTGATTTAAATAAGGAGGCATTAGCAATTAAAGAGTGTATCGAAACGGCTGTACCGTTAAGGGTTCCAGTTATTATGGATGCGGAAATAGGTACAGATTGGGGGAATGTAAAAGAATATAATTTAAATAGCGGAGTTAAAAAATGAAACACGATAAAAAATATCACACTACTTTTACTAAGGTAAAAAGAGAATTAGTTTACTATCACCATACAAGTGTATCCATAGCGGCAGGCTTATCGCATGGCGCTATATGGCATTGGTTAAATAATAGGCACCTACCTAAAAAGAGAATTTATACACCGTTGCCGATATATTAAATATAAGGTATTAACACTATGGATATGTGTACTGATTGCCCTAAAAAATGGGAATGTTTTTCTCCTTGTGAGAAAGTAATTGATTGGCAGGACTTAGAAGCTGACGATAAAATAACGACCGGGCAATACGTAAATAAGGGCGTCCCTTTGTATGTAAGTTCTGCTAGCCACGATAAGTATAGAAAAAAGAAAGCGGCGTTAGGAGGTAAAAATTCTAAAAGATTCAGGAGTAAAAAATAATGGCATGCAAAAAACATAAAAAGGTAAAGACAAAACAAGGGGTTTATTATGAAACAAGACATTCTTTAATAACAGAAGAATTAAATTTTCGAATATTATTATATAAATGTTGGTATAGAAATAAAGGAGTTCATAAATGACTACACCTATAGTTATAGCCGTTACCGTGTTAATAATTATATTAATCGTGTTTATTTTGATGTCTGGTATATTTTCTAATAATGCATACGATGTAGGTAGAGAAGATTTTAGGCTAGGTTTAGAGCTTTGGGATAACCCCTATACAAAAGGTACATTTGTCTACGAGCAATGGATAGAAGGTTATACCGATGAAAAAGAAATGTTCGAGGTGCTTAATGATACGAAGAAAACAGGGTAGAAAAATAAATCAATATTACTATTGGTATAAAAACGAATGGTATACAATGGATAGATTGCAAACTCACAAAAATGTCAAAGTTAGTCCAGGTACCTTTTGTAATAGAGTTTATAAGTATTTTAGCGGGCAACAGACAATGTTCGATACAATTGAAAAATGTATGTTACCAAGAAATGAAGTAGATTATTTGTCGCCGAATAGACCGGAAATATTAGATACGGCAGAGAAAAAAGAATTCCTTGCCGTACTAAGTTTATTTAAAGTAGGTTCTTTGTCGCATACAGTAGAATAATTATTTCACTGTTAGATACATCTCTTGTTTAAACTTTTGAGTAGCAGTATCTTCAAGAGTTTCAATTGTACAAACAACCTTGTGGGTGCCAGCAGTATCAGCTCTTAACTTAACAGATACAATGTTACCATCATTAGACGTATCCATTTCAGTTAAGCCGTCTGGCACTTCCCAATCTACAGAAGTTCTTGTATCGTTTTCAGCGGCAAGCAAAGCAGCCCACGACACTGGGTAATATTTCTCTGTACCCACCAAAGTGTCAGGCCAATGTACATTGCCATCAGAATCAATATACCAAGTGTTCATAATTTACTCCATTAAGCAGAAGCCGCAGTACAAGTAACAGTTACATTAAGAGTATCACCATTGTCTAAAGATTTATCAGCGGCAGTAAAAGCAGCCACAGAATAAAGTACACCGGATGTTCCAGTTTCTGCAGTACAAATACCTGCTCCACCAATAGTAGTGCTATCTGCATTAATAGCAAAAGATGCTTTGCTGGCAGAATTATCTACGGATTGACTAGCAACAGAACCAAGAGTTAATGCTTTTCTATCGCCAGTATATGCAGTAACTTCTGTCCATCCAGCATGTGACGCAAGAGTATCTGCCGCATTTACAGTTGGTGTACCATCAGTAAGTAATACATACCATGCCGCAGTATATGCCGAACCTTTAAGATATTTATCGAGAATATCATTCAGACCAGCATTAGTAACAATGTTCTCTACAGTTTCTTCCCACTTAAGCTTACCATCTTTATCAAATGCTTCAAAGTGGTAAATATTTTTTACAGCCAAGGTGTTTTCAATAGATGTTTTCTTAATTACTTCAGCACCAAAAGAAACGTTATTTGAAATTTCAGTTTTCATAATTTTTCCTCATATTTAAGTTGGGTCTACATCGTATGGATTACCTCTTGCTGGAACAACATATACTTTACTCTCTACTTGAACAGAGTAAGTTCTTCCATCAGGCAAGGTTAAAGCACCCGTTACAGTAGACCCATCAAATGTAACGTTTGAAATAGAACCTGCTGTGAATCCCGCTTCAGCCATAGCTTCAGCTATCATTATAGTCGCAAGTTCAGTGTTAAAAGTTATGTTAGCTTCAGCAGAAGCCTCTGCTAGAGCAGTAGTATCTATACTTGCAGAACTTATTATACTAGCTTCAATGCTTGGGAAAGCTGTTGCCGTAGAGCCAAGTTCTGCTCCAGCAGATACATTACTCAATACATTTGCTTCTGCTAATAATGTAGTATCTGGAGTTATAGATATTGTTAACGATGCTTCTGCATTAGCACTAGCCTGAGCTGATGCATTTAAAGAAGTCGCAGAAACTATATCAGCCGTTATTTCACCAGCAAAATCTACTGTAGCAGTAACCACTTTGCTAACTTCTAAATTGTTTATTACATCTGCTTCTGCTGTAGCATCAGAATTTGTATTTACGTTTCCTTCTAAACCAAAAGAAACATAAGAGTTTAAATATTGTCCAGTATTCTTTATGGCTGTTAATTCTATTCCATTAACAACTATACTTTCTACAATAGCTTCAGAGCTTAAACTTTTGCTTAATTCGGTTGCAAAATCAACTTCACTTTCCACAGCAGCTACCGCAGAAGTTGTTTTGTTAACCTGTAAGCCAAAGGTTATAGATACATCAGTGTCCTTACTTGTAGAAACTGATGTATCTAATTCTGTTGTAGAAGTAAATGATGCCTGTACAACTGCTATATTATCTTTTAATGCATCTAATTCTATACCGCTAGTAATAGAAGCTTCTGCGGTTGCATCAGATGATTGCAAACACGCCATATCAAATGAAAACGATACTGATGCATCTACTATTTCAGATATATCACCACCAGCCTCTTTGAATGTCGCAATAGCGCCATATCCTCGCCAGTCAACACCTTTGCTACTTGACCAGTCAGGGCTTTGCGCGGCCGTTGATGTATAGGTTTTACTGGCAATAGAGGTATAAGGGTAGTTTCCGCTTCCGGCTGATTTATAACCATCCTTACTATAACTGTCATTAATAGATAATTCAGTGTTATCAGCATCACGCTCATCATCTCCAACAAAAAAAGCAATCGCTATGCCGTTCGATTCTGTCGGTGTTGCACTGCCTGAATTAATTGAGCTTCCGCCTGTCTGGTCAGATGAAATATAAGTTTCATTTTCGTTATAATTGCTTTCATAGGGCGATGATGAGTCAAGCCCTGAATATTCCGCAACAATAACAGCAAACTGCCCGCCATCTGTTAATGTGACTGTAAAATCATCATCTGTGTCGTTTCCATCAGCAATCTTATAAAATACATCAACTTG